ATTCCGTCAATGAGTGGAATTACATGGCTACCAGTGGCTAGAATATATGTACCCTTGGTATGTTCATCAGCAAACTGTTTTACGGTATAACAATCAGGACAATCATTAGGTAATGGATAAACCTTGTAACCTATGCTCCTGAGATATTTTCCCCATAGATTATTAGAGGACGGTATATCTCCGTTCTCCATTCCAAACATAGCCAATTCTGTATATGCTTTTAGCCAAGGCATATCTTCGGCTTTAGCTATTGCTCGGATCACACAATCACCAACTATTTTTCCAAAAGGATTAGAATTATAATACATATAAGCCATAATTATTCCCCTCTTTCTAAGGCTTATATTAAACAGAAAAAAGCACCCTCACAATGAAGTGAGAGTGCTTAATAAGTGCAATTTATATGTGTTTTATTAATCTTTGTTCTTCTTTATAGATAATAGTCTTAGTCTGCCTAACAGACAAATCAAATTCTTCTGCGATATTCTCATAAGTAATACCGTCAACTAAACGTCTTTTCAGGATTGCCCTATTTCTTTCACCGTTCTTACCAACAATCCATTCATCAATTAAGGCTATTAGCTGACTTCGTGAAAGATTAGTTATCATTTTTTCGCTCCCTTGCCTACGTTCTTTTTTCTACCAGTACCGTGACAACTAGGACAAACATGATAACCGCTATTGCCACCAACTTTTCTTCTTCTAATTCGTATCGTCTGTTTCGCCATAGTTTATATCTCCATCATTACCAATGAAGTTATTATAACCATCTTCATTTTCTTGTGTTACCACTACATCTTCAAAAGAGTTCTCGTAAACGATAAACCCGCCAACTGTAATAGCGTAAATTATCAACATAACTAAAAAGCTGATAAACCAACGCTTTGCAGAACGCTCTGCAACTGCTACCGCAAGTTCCGAGAAATATGTTTCATTATCTTCCATTACACAAACTCCTTTCTCTGTCTATTTAAAGTATAAATCTTTATTGTACAAAATAAAAGTGTTATTTTCGTGTAATTTTCGTGAATTGTTTTTAAAATAAAAAAGGTGGCTAGATTAACTAACCACCTTTGGGAAATTATAGTAGTTCCCTCACACGTATATATACAGACCAATAATATTATACTACTTTACTGTTTCTTTTGCTAGAAAGAATTTCATTGTAGCCATATTGACAATAATGTTTGTAGTATGCCCTAATATCGTTACCAAATGCTTTTTGTAAATCTGCATTATTATTCTTGTATACCTCAACATTAAATGTCGCTATTGTTTTACCCGCCCTTGAGATTTCTGTTATACCGTATACTCGGAAATGCTCAAATAGCTTACTTTCGCTAGTTCCGTATACCTTAACAACATCAGGATTTTTATTCGCATAGAATGTAGGGTCAAATACCTTTGAATAATCTATCCCATCAAACACGAAACTACTTTTAACGGCAGTATTAAATAGTGTTTTTTCAGCATTTCTACGTCTTGTAAGACCGGCAAGCACCTTTCCACCACTCTTATTATAAGCCGTGATTTTAGCACTAATCTGAGCAATTGTGCGTGTGCCGTTTGCGGTAAGTCCATCAATCGAACCGATATTATAAGCAAATGAAACAAGCGCTGAGAACTGATTTTCATTGAAATTGTATTTCTTCTGATACTTCTCAACTTTAGCTTCAAACTTAGCCAAATCTGATACAAGGAGTGCGTCTGCCTGTGCCTGTGTAATCTTCATTCCTTTAGTTACATCAGAGCCGTAATGCCCCCAACCAATAGTGTAATACTTCTCGGTAGATACGGCCTTGTAAGCCGTAAGTTTGCACGACTCAAAAGATTTAATGAGTGCTAAACCTTTTGCATTTGTTTTCATTTTTATTCTCCTTTCTTATAGGGGCTACCTTACGATAACCCCAAACTTAGGTTTTATGTCTTTATTATATTACTCCATTATATTACTCCGATAAATGCAGATTTATCTGATAGCAATTATGTGCAAGTATCATCAGATGGAGTAAAAACAAATAGGCAGTTATTGAACTCTCTATATGCAATGATTGATATGAGTAAGATTACAACGAGGTCAAAACTGCTCTTTATTCGTTCTAATTCAACTAGTATTTATCCACTTCAATTAATAAGAGACACATCATTACAGTTTGGTCATGTACAGTTTGATAGTTCAAATCTATCTATAATAATGGTTACACTTAATGAAAGTTTATCAACATTAATAGATGGTGGTGTAAATAATATTAATTCGCCAACTATATATGGAAATAATGGCACTGGAAATGTAGCAAGCAGCGGACTAGTAATTAGGCTTGTATATTAAATCATTTATTCAGTAACATATAGTATATATACTCTAAGTGCATAAGCACTAACATCGCCTGAAAAACTAGCTGAGAATGTTTGTTGACCGACATCAAGAATCCAACCATATACGTTAGATAGTACAACAGCATTTCCGCTAGAATTTAATCCCGTACACGCAATTGCTTTTAGACCAGGCTTAGAAACATCAATAGTTGCTGTTTGGTATGTTCCACTTGGTGGCTTTAAACTGAACACATGGAGACTGAAATCGGATTTTCCAACCTTACTAGGCAAGCCACTACTAGTATCAGATAAATCTGCATTTATCTGATTGATAGTCTCGTTCTGTTCATTAATCTGTGGCGCACCATAGTTGTCACCTGTTGTAGCCAAAACGGTTGTCTCTCTAATCTTAATACCCTCGTAGATAAGATTTCCGTTTGCATCAACAAGATTGTATGTACGTTCATTATTTACGTCAGTATCAAGTACATCATTAACATAATCTGTTTTTAAATCAGCCATTGTGATTCTCCTTTCTTACAACCTCATTCCTAGTTGCTTTCGTCCTAGTACCAAAGCAAGTCTAGGTAATCCTCTGATTTCAGCTTGAATTGTTTCGTATAATTTAAGTGTCGCACTTTCTATACGGTTTAATTCATTGTAATCAAAAGGGTGTCCGTTTGCTACATAAGTTTGAGTTTCACCTATATTAAAATCGTATGTATTGAAATTAATCTGCTCCAATACAGTTTCGATAGCATTAAGCTTACTAGCATAAGGCTTATCGGCTCTTGTCTGTGATTCAGGCAAAGTGCCAATCTCATACTCATATAGTTGCTCTGATAAAGTTTTTAAATAAGCTAGGTTGCCAGTAATACGATTAAAGTCTGTGTACAAAATCTTATCACTAGCACCCCAGTTTGTTTTAGGTGTGATCCAAGCCATATTACTTACCCTCTAAATTATCAATACGTTTCATTACTTGGTCGTAATACTTGAACAATGTATTAATGCGTTCGTCCTGACGAGACATTCTATCGTTCATAGTATCAATCTTTTCGTCTAATTTTTCCATAGTTTTATTTGTTTCCGAAGCCTTACCATTTAATTCAGTTAACTTGACATCAATCTTAGCAAAGTTTGTTGCCATATTAACCTCACGTTGCTTTTCCAACTCGGTATCTCCTTTTCTGCCCTTGACGATTGCGTATATAACTCCGATAGCTGAAATTGTTGAAAGAATAAGCGAAAGATTAATTGTTGTATCAGGTGTTAACATAAGCTTAGTCCTCGCTTTCCTGAATTTCAGGTAAACCCGCAATACTTGTCATAAGTGATAACACTCCCGCTACAATAGATGTGCTTGCCACCTTAATCCAATCTACCTCAGATACAGTGACCGCAACTGGTATCATAGCTACACAAGTCTGCGCCATTGTCTTAACTGCTCTAACCCCCGCACATTTCCACCATTGTTTACTCATAATCATTTCTCCTTTCCTATGCTTCAACTACATCATCACCAAAATATTTTAAATAAATATCAATACATTCATCACGCTCACCCAAGTAATCCATAACTTCCTCGTCTGTCATAGGGTGGATTTCCTTGTTTGCATGATAAAACATAAACCAAGCACCTTTAGTAGTACGATAAAGAGAACGTCTTTTGAATAGATATAGTTCTGAATAAATTTCCTCTGCGGTGTTAGTATCGTACAACATTCCATTAATAATCTTTCTCATAATCAATCTCCTATTCTGTTCTTATCGTTCTTCTCATTTCGAGAGAACCACCAAAAGCACCATTGTATGTGAATGTATGCTTTTCTATCTCTACTTGTAAATTATTTAGTATATCATTGTCAAGATAAATAATATCTGTTGCATTTAATGTTGGATCACCACGGAATTTACATGAGTAACTAATATTGCTCAAATAATAGTTCTTAATCCATTCTGCAACAAGGCTTGCGTGTTCTTCTGTTGAAATCAATTGATTAGTAATTTTTACTTCATCACCAGTAGTTAACACACTCACATCAAACCATACATCATCATTTTTCTGTTGTGGTAGTTCGCCCTCACTTGTAGGTTCTGTAAATGTATAACGCTTAACCTTAACAGTTTTTACGTTCTTCTCTTTTACACCTGTTATGTTACCAATTATATCATTGTAAACCAGTTTGTAATCGGTAAGGTCTGAGAACGTAAACTTGTTAACAAGCACTCTGTTATAAGGTGTACCCTTGGTAAAAGTAAGAACAATTTTATCAAACTTCTTAAAGCTATAAGGAATATAATTTTCGTTCTGCAAATCCGTTATTGTAACTTCTGAAACAAGTACATCATCATTATAACTCTGCAATAACATTTCTTGTGGTGGGTTTCCATCAAAGTTAATTACAAATCCGTAATATACAAAACTAGCGGGTAATTCAAGTGTAAGACTAGGATTAGTCTCAAAGTCTCCATTCTCGTCTGCAATTTCACTTGAAACAAAACCAGTATCACGACTATAATCATTACCGCTCTCAGGGAGCAGATACATACTTCCATCAGCACTAAAGAAGTTATCCGTAAAATCTGCGTAAACCTCAGTAGTACCAACAGTAATATTTTGCGAATGAGAATACTCGGTATCACTATCAGAAGATACAACTATATCCTCAGGATCTACAACAAGAGCAAAGTTAGCCATCATTTGAATGACACCATATCTATCTTCAAAGCAAACACATCTACCCGCATTAGCAATCAATTGAAGTCCTTGTTTAACTTGTACACTAGGTAAAGGGTTAGTTACTGTAATATTTTTTAAGGTATCATCAATGTTGTATTCGTCTACACCAATGTTTGCAAACTGCATAAGTGCAATACAATCATCATACAATGTTCTTGAATGTATGTAATTGCCATCACTATATGTATCAGTTAGGAATGAAAGTCTATCACTTGCAGTTAACTTAACATTCATTCCGTCTTTATTCCACTTAGTAAGATAGTAAACACCTTGCTGAACCCATTCAATAGTACCATCATCAAGGTCAAGACCTACAATTACATTAATTCTTTGTCCGGTTTCAAGATAGTTAATATAGCTATTAACATCATCAACGTTAAAATTATTATCAAGGTCAATAGCGGTCATATCAAAAGTATGTCCTGATATTTTGCTTGAAATGAAGCTAATATCTTCTTTTGCACTTACATTTTTAACTACATCATCAGTAAATGCAAAACCAACTCCCATTGTAATTTCTTCAATTCTTAATCTCTGTTGACCGCCTACCATTGTGATAGGGGTGATAATCATAGAAGATGTAACACCATAAGTGTCAGAAGTCTCAAATTGTTCAGAATCGTTTGTGTAAGTATATGTGCCACCGTCAACTGTAACAGTAAATTCAGTAGGGTAAAACTCACCAAAGCGTACAGTCAATCCCTTTAAATCGTATTCCTGATTAAAAGTAATTGTAATAGCACCTAAAATATCCTCAGAAACAACACCAGTATTAGTATTGTAGCTTGCTAAATCAACATCAGGTTCAGGAAGTAGATACTGGCTACCGTCTGCTTTAAAGAAATTATCTTCAAAAGTAGCATATTGTGTTCCTACCGTATTTGCTTTCCATATAGAACGCTCGTTGCTCCAAGGTGCTAAATCACTTGTGATTTCTCCGTTTGATTGTGCTAATGAATTAATAACACCTATACTAATCTGAATGTGTGCTCGATTTCGTAAAGGGGATTTCATGCAATTCTTAAATTGTTGTGACGCATTATACATAGCTTATTCTCCACAATCTATAAGATTGAACTTACATTCTTCATACATTTCATAACCATGTTCACTTAACCAATAAGGTTTTCCTGTTGTATCACCGGGGTACATTTTAATGGTTTTTAGTTCGTTAGAATCATCATAAAAACTAACGTTAACGTAAAATGGTTCAAGTGCGTCCTGAATTGTTTTCCATTGTTCAGCAGTTAGGCACTTCCAAGTAAGGTTGTTCAACTTGTAAAGCTTTCGCCCTACAAGTTGTCCTACAACCGCACCCTTTGTATTTCTACCACTGTCAACCAACTGAGAACGAACAATTTCAAGTCCTCTAGCGGGTGGTGGTAATTGAACACCGTTTACAACTAAATAAAACTTTTTATCATAAGCCATAATAATTACCTCTTTAAACTGTTACAAGTTGCAAACCTAAACTACTTTCTCCCCTACGATTAGCTTCGGCAATCTCTCTATCTCCTATATTAACAGACATATCTTTATCTGCAATAGCCTGATTAGAATTAACAAGGTCAACCATATAAGGTGTAACCGCATCAATGATAGCCTCTCTAACACCGCTTGCAACTGCACTAGCAACTTGTGAAGCATTAAGTACCTCAGTACCACCGCTTGCGTTTGCAACGATTTCTGCACCGTTTTCGCCCGCCCAAAATAGCGAACCCATGTTAGTGTTAGGAACAAAACCACCGTCTGCCAATCTAGGTATATGGACGTGATCCAAAGTAGGAATATCAATACCAACTGTACCGACACCCGGTATATCAACAGAACCTAGTGAATTAACAGTTGCAATAATCTTGTTAACTGCATCAACAACACCATTAGACATTTTCTCAACAAAATCAATGATAGCATTGATAGGACGCTTGATATTCTCTTTGAGGGTATCAAAACTCTTACCAATATTCTCTTTCATTTCAGTAAACCTATCGCTAGATTCTTTCTTCAAATTAGTCCATGTTGTTGATAAGTTATTCTTAATCTCCGTCCACTTGTTGCTAGTTTTGGTTTTTGTTTCTTCCCATTTTGTTGAAATAGTATCTTTAACATTTTGGAAAGAAGTTGACGCATTGGTTTTGATTTCTTCCCATTTTGTTGCTAAATCTGTCTTTGTTTCTTCCCACTTAGTAATAGTGTTCTCTTTAGTCTCACTCAATGATGTACTAATGTTTTCTTTAAGTGTTGACAAGTCTGAGACTAAATCTTCTTTCATCAGACTAAAGTTATTTTTAATGTTATCAAAAGCGGTGCTTAAATCATTAGGAATTGAAGCGAAATTATCACTGTAAGACTTCTTCAATTCAGCAAAGAAATCATTTTCTGTAAATGCTTTCTTTATAGTTTGCAAGCCTTGTTGATATTTTTCATTAAATTCTTCCTGTTGTTTCAACATATCGTCATAAGTACCGACTCCATGTTGAGATTCATAATTTCTCTTGGCATAATCTTCAAGAGATTCACCCTCTTTAGCCCAAACATTACCCGCTAAGTCTTTGCCACTTAATAATTTACCAATAGAATCGGTAATCATGGCACTAAAGCCAACATCAAGAAGATTGATACCACCCGCATCTTTAATAGATTTTACAATTGACTTACCAATAACTGCTGAAAGAGTAGTACCGTTGATTTTAGCTACAAGGTCAGCAACTTTTAAACCACCAATGGCTACACCAATTGCACTTGCAATACCAAAACTCTCAGGATCTGTTTTAGCCCATTCTATCAAAGATGTTTCAATAGCTTCGGCAACTGCTTTTGCTAACTTCGTTAAGTTGAACCAAGTCTTTTTCCACTCAATACCGCTAAAGAAATCACCAATAGATTTACCTAAGTCTTGCCACAACTTTTTATCTGAAAAGAATGTGGTTAAGCTAGTTAATACTCCATTAACAATACCGCTTAGAGTTTTACCTAACTTCTTCCATTGAACTGTTTCTAATGCGCCTTTAAGCCCATCGGCTACAAATTGACCGAATGAATTCCAGTGGAAGTTAGTAACAAAAGCATAGGCATACTCAATACCAGTATTTATTCCCTCACCAATTGTCTTACCAATTGTATAACCAAAAGTCTGTCCGTTAAGTTCTTCTTCGAACACACCATTTAAGAATGTTGCAACGGACTTACCTAATTTACCCGCATTTTTCTTGATTGTTTCCCAATCAATATTCTGCAAAGCACCATTGATTTTGTCGGCTAAAGCAGTTCCCAAATCAGTAAAATCTGCTTTATCCCACATATCTTTTAGCTTATTAATAAGACCATCAAACTCGCTTGTAACGTCAACGGTTTCAAACATATCCTGAACATCAGTGCTTGCACCACCGCTACCGCTACCAGTTTGGTCGTTAAGAATATTTAATTCATCAATACCAGTTGTAAGGTTCTTTGCATTTTTACTTGCACTACCTAATGAATCAGCAAAGTCCTCATAATATCTTGTAGCCTGAACTACTTGCTTTGCTCCTGTTAATGTAGCCATTAATCGAGCAATAGTGTTAAAAGCATTAATAAATGAATCTAAGATTTTATTTACTGCTTCACTAAAGTAGTTAACAAGCGGTGCAAAAGCCACGGATAAAGCATTTTTTAAAGTGCCTAGTCCTGACTTATACAAAGACATACTATTGTTAAACTCTGCGGAATACTTTGATAGATTCTTATTTCCGTCCTCTATTGCACTTCTAACCCTATTAGCAAGTACAAACAATGAACGAATACCAACTGTATATCTAAGTAAGGTTGTAAAGCCTTTCTTTAATCCCATATTATTGATTTTATGGAAAAGACTAGCATTTCTTACTAACTTAACAAAATTCTTAGTAAGACCCTTTACCTTGCTTGCCATTCTTCCTAAATCATTGGCAATAGGTTTAAAATTCAACTTACCAATTTTATCAGCAGAAATACTCTTAAACGCATCTCTAGTTACAGTACCAAAAGTACGCATTGATTCTGTAACTTCTTTAGTCTGTGAATCAACTCTACGTTCTTCGCTTTCAACTGCTTTCATTTCCTCAGTTACGGATTCAGTATTAATTTTTGGAGTTGCTATTTTGGAAAATCCCTTAATGGCTGAACCATCAATCTTAGAAAGTGCGTGTGCTAATGAAAGAACATCTTTAGAAATGCTAGGTGCATCATGTAAAGTGTTCATCATGTTTGATAACTCTGTTGTGAGTTTTGGAAGATTGTTGATAGCCCTTGTAGAACGTCCTAGTTCCTGAGTAGCGTTAGAAATGCTTTTCAAGGAACTAGCAACGCTATTCATTTTTGCACTGGATAAACCAATTGTAAGTGAATCTCCTAACCCTCTGAGGGATTTAGCAAGGTTGTCAATCTTTTGCGTTGCTTTATCCCTTGCGGTTAATTCAATGACTAATTCATCAACTTTATCTCTGTCTGCCATAATTAATCTCCCTTTAATTTAGGTGGTTTTAATCCTTTTGCTCTGTCTCTAGCCATCTGTTCACGTTCATGGGCTATCATTTTTTGAAGTTCTCTGTTGTCAATTTCTTCCTGAGTAAGAGTTAAATTTTCAAAGTATTCTTCAAGTAATGGTCTTTCCACATACTTTGATTTAGCTTTCTTACCATTAAATGCGTGATCCAAGGCAACCGAAACTGCACTTGTCATATAGTTACCCATATTCCATGAATTACGGTCTATCAATTTTTGAGATAATGCAAACGCATCTTCATACGCTTTCATTTCTCTAGGATTAGAGTTCTCTATATCCTTAATTGTCAGACAGTAACCCTTGGTAACGAGAAGAAATCTAGGTAGCATTTGCTCCCATGTTAATTCTTCTTGGTTGTTGTTTTCTTTGTCTTTTTCTGTTCCTCGGCTTTGGCACTCTGGAACAGACTTGATAAAAAACTGTCGTTTAACAGTTCATTCTCAATATCATTGAAAATATCAATGAGACTATGCTCCTTGTTCTCAAACCATTTATCTAACAAATCATAGGCTTTATCAACCTTTTCCTGATAGCCCTCGTTTGTATCTATGTCATAGCCAAACTCGTCTGAGTGGTGAACTTGTAAGCCTATAACAAGCAACTCAGGAAGAATAAGTAAGATTCCCTCAATTGACTCGAAACCGTCCTCGTTCTCCTTGTCTGATTCTGCCTTTGCTAACTTCTTAATGATTCCACTCTTTACAGTGGCTTTGTAACCAAACTTAATTGTGTACTCTTTGTCCTCAAATGTAATTTTCATAATATTTTTCCTTTCCCCATTCTTCAATGGAAAGGAGCGGTACTAAGACCGCTCCGTAAACTAAAACCTTTTCGGTTTTTCCCTAATTTACTCTGTTGCTAACTCAACTGTGATAGCAGTTGGAGAACTAACCTTAAACTTAGCAACGTTTCTAGCTAAGAGTGTTGCAAGCAACTGGTCTGAACCACTTGCGTACACCTTAACTAATTCCTTGTTATCATCATCAATGATTGTAACAACTGCATTCTCGTTATCTAATGCGGTAAAAAATTCTGAAAGACTCATAATCTATCTCCTTTCTACTAAGCAGTAGTAACTGTAAATGTACCGTCACCGTTGTCAGTAACAACGTAATCGTCTGTTACTTCCTCTGCTGAACTTGTAGGTGTAACTGTTACTGTCATTTCAAGAACTTCGTCTACACCCACATCAGATGGAGTAGCGATTGCAGTACAAGTACGAACGTACTTAGCAACACCACCAACACCGTCTGTACCGTAGAGGTAGAAGATGTCAAGTTCCTTGCCCTTTAGAGCATTAATTCTCTGTAAATGCTCCTTTTCAAGGTTTCCAGTGATCTCCTGTGCATCAGATGTCTGAACACCCTCAACGAATGTCTGTGAAGCGTCCTCAAAAGTTGTTGATTCAAGTGGGTTTGGTGAACCAACTGGACTAGGCATTGACTTGCCCTTAACGAGTAGATTGTATGTACCCGCAAAGTTTGTCTGATTAGCTGAATGTTCCTTTACGATTGCTCGTACTAAATAAGATGAACTAGCCATAACTTTTCTCCTTTTCTTAATTAAATTATATCTCCATTAGCAATTGTACGTCTGTATCGAGCAGAAATGCTCTTTAAACCGTTGTTACTATATGGAGTTGAATTAGTTACTAATTGAAATCTCAAAGCCTTAAATTCCCTACTTATGAAGCCTAGAACAGTATATAGGTCTTTAACCTCATAATCAGAATTAAAGGTTATCTGTACTTCCTGAGTGAAAATAGCAGAATTAATGTCGGTAGATTCTAAATCAGAATCAGTTTCAGTAGTACCAATAGGGTGAATATAAATACTAGGGAACTTGGTTGTTGACATATTCTCGTTATCATTTGTGTAAAACACATTAGGATATTTTTCGGATATATCGTTCCTTGTTCTACCTCGGATTACCGAATAGATTTTTCCATTCATATCTTCAACCCACATTTTGTTACTCCTTAAATACTTCTTTACCGATTTTTCTGATCCGCTTTTTCATATCTTCCCAAGCATGATACATTGGTTGTGTTGGCATTGTACCGTAAGAATGATACCATCTTCCATCAAGGTCTTTGTAATACCAACCATTATCAGCGTGTTCCTTTGTTGTTTCAGGATTATCACTTGGGAACGTTCCTCTATGTCCGTCTATGGCATATAAGCCCGCACCAAATTCGTAAAATAGTAATGGACTTAACTCAGCGGTTTTAACATACTCCTGTTTTGTATCAGGGTCTTTGCTCAACCAACTATTAACAAGTTGTGCCTTATCTCGTCCAATAAGTTTACCAATAACAACTTCTTTATCAGATTCAATTTGGCAACTAAACTCAACAAACATTCCCATATTACCCATATCGTCTAGTGGTACTTGAACGCAGTTCTCTGCCATTTCAATACCTACCTCAGACAATCTTTCGATAAACAAATTAAGTTTATTAGGTAAGCTATTCTTGTATTGTTCAAGTTCTTCAATTGCTTTATTGATTGATTCTTCCGTTAGCTTAATCTTTAACTTCATTACTTCACTATCCTTTTCAGGACATATACTTTTTGGTTTAGGCTAGGAACTATTTTAACAATCGTAAAATCAGCACTCTTGCTATCTACGATTGTCTTTTGTTCGTCTTTATACAAGACTTCACTTTCATACCAAATAAGACTTGTTTCCGTAACAGGAATAGTGCCTTTATCCAGTACCAATGTTGCGTCATAATCAGCATTACTAATTCCGAATGGTAGTAGGTCAACTTCTGAACCGCCAAAAGATATACTAGAATTAAACTTGACTGGCTTTGCATAAGTCAAAACTGTTTTGCCTGTCATTTCATAGATAGGCTCGTTGTCGTTATCATAGCCAACAAGAATTAACTCACCGTTATCGTCAAGTGCAAATTCTTCTTGCTCGCCTATAAGTAATGCGTATTGTAAACTTTGTTGATTCTTTCTAACCTCTCTCATGTTTGCCCCCTATCTTGCTAAAGGTAAAACCCTATCGAAAAGCTTATTTCTATCAACCCATGTTCTACTAACGGAATTTTCATTGTGTGAGGTTTGGAACTCTGCTCCAACAGTGTTGTAGTCATAAAGTGCAATATCACGGATTGATGAATAGAACTGGTTCATATCTTCATCAATCATAGTCTGAGTGTAATAACTAGGATATTTCCTTGTGTCCTTAACTTCTCTTACTGCACTCTTAACTTTAGACATCAGCAAGTCAGGATTGAAATTCGCATCTGCTACCGATAATTCAATTGTTAAATCATCAATGATGTTTTGTATCAATTCTTCCATGCTTTTACCTCTTAGATCCCAAAATGCTCAATTAAAACGTCTTTAAGTTTATTTCCCGATAAAGTATCATCAAGCCCCTCAGACTTAGCAAGGTCTTTTAACTCCGCAGTTGTCATACGGTAAATATCAGTTCTTGTGTAGAACTTCTTCTGAGTTTCTTCAACCTTTACTTCTTCTTCATGCTCTACTTCTTCGGGAATGAGAGTAGAGGTTGTTGTAACCCCTACTCTATTTCTTTGTCTTTTCAACAACATTCCCATAAGGTTCTCTCCTATTTGCCAAATTCAGCAAGAACAACCTTAGACTCATTTGAAAGAGCAACACCAAAGTGCTCGTCAGCAGAAACTACTGTTGTCTTTGCAAGAATATCACGATCATTCTCAACCATAACGTCACGCTTCATGTAGATTGTAAGAGCACTCTGTGATGGAGCAAAAGCGTCAGCAGTTGTTTCCATGTTAGGGTCTTTTACATCAACAACAACGATTGGGTTAGCATAGAACTCAGAATCTACTGCCTTAACCTTGTCACCAACCTTTAATACTGCAAGAGTATTAGGCTGAATTGTTGCAAGGTGCTTGTTTGTTGTTGTCTCTGTTGTCTCGTCAGATACGATTGTGATAGTACCGTTTGTATTATCCTTTTCGTACTTAACAAGCTTAACTTTCTTAGACTTGATTACCTGAGCACCACCGATTTCACCGAATACACCGTTCATAACAACGTCAAGTGGGTACTTGTTCTTATCCTTGAAATCAGGGTCTTTTCTAAGTGTTGTTGCCTGTTTAGGGTGAACGAACATGATCTTTGCAGTATTCTCGTCATTTTCATCATCAAAAAGGTCGATTGCATCAACAACACCGTCATAAGAAATCTGAGCAGATGTTGCCTTAATAAGTGTAGCACCATAAAGCGCATCAACACAATCATTATCAACCTTGTTTGCAATTGACATTGTAAGCTGACGAGTACCCTCGCCCATTGGATCACCGTAACCTGAAAGAACTGCTTCATCAGTAAGTTCGATTGCCTTACCAGCTTTCTTTACAGAAACCTGAGTTGTGCTAGTTGTAAGTACAGTTGTACCCATCTGAACACCCTCGGCTACATCTTCTGCATCACCAATGTAAGCATACTTTGGAACTGTAATAGTATCTCCCGGTACACCAACAAGTGTTGTATCAATAGTTGCAATTGGGCTAAATTTAATAGCCTTTGGTAAATCAGCAGAAATCATGTCTGCCATAACCTGTGGATTCACAAGGTTAGCTAATTTTGTCATAGCCATAATTCTTTTCTCCTTTACTCTTTGTCAAATTTAATTAGCAACGAGTTCGTCATATAATGCTTTATTCTCGTTGTACACTTTCAACTTTTCAGAATAAGACATTTTGTTAAAATCTGCTTTTGTTATTGTTGCTCCTGAACCTGTTCCAGTGTTAACTGGTGGTCTACCTTTGAGGTTTGCAATATCAGTTTCTTTCTTCTGACGTTCAGAAACTTCTTTGAGAATTGCCATTCTGCTTGCGGTGTCATTGTCTGCATCAGCAATAGCCATTCGACTAGCTTCATCAGAAGTCCAACCTAAAGCAAGATAATTGTTAGTTGCATCAGCAACAACCTTTTCTCTCTGCAAGCTTGCAATTAACTCGTCCTTTTCTGCTTCACGTTCTGCCTGTGCTCTACGTTCGTTTTCAAGGTCAAGTGCTCTTGCTTCATCATCAGTAAGTTTCTGACGGTACTTTTTGTTTAAGTCACCGTTCTCACTTGCCAACTTGTCATTAGCCCTCTTTAACTTTGCATTAGTCAAAATCAAGTTCTGAATCTGTTTCTGTATCAAAAGTTACTTTTTCATCTGAGGAATTTTTTGCCCCGGAAGCTTCCTTATTTAAAACCTTAAGATAGTCGCGGTAAAAGGCTGCCTTTTCATATTCTTCGGCTTCAA